TATCTAGCTCCCAAGCGGTCATAAAGATTATCTTCAACAGCTTCTTCTGTTAATGCAAAAGCCAAAGCAACAGTTTCGTGTGTGTAACGCGAAGTGTAGCCTTCAGTTGCGTTATCAAATCTAACGCCAGTTCCTTCAGCTTTTACTTCTGCATTACCGAAACCTGAAATAAGAACTTCTTCTTCAAACGCTCTGTCCGAAGCTTCAGTTTCAAATATTTCAGCGTGTTCAGCTTCATACCTGGAGTATTCCAACCCAAAAAGGGCGTTCAATCCAGGCTCTAGTTCTTTCGCTAATTGCGCTCTATTTATTGCCATTATTAAACTCCCGTTACAGTGGTGTAGAAATGCTCATTAATATATACGATTGCATTTATATTTGCAGAACTCGTATCGCTATTATCAGGATCAGTTGAGAATCCTACGATTCTAAACTGAGCTGTAGTAGCTGCTGTGGTAGAAGAAATTTCTGCCGCAGACATACCAGTTTTTGTAGATCCAGAAGTGTAAGCTAACTCTACGTTGTTACCTACAGCTGTCTGAGCTAAAGATCCTGTGCATTGCACTTCGAAAAGTGTATTAGGATCATCTTCAACAAATGCAACAATATCCGAAGAGGTAGTTTGTGTAGGATAGTGTGATGAGAAAATTACATCACCAGTGCTATCTGTAAACTTACAACCTCTGAATATTCCCAATAAAGTTGTTGCAGCACCTGCTACTAAAATAGTACCAGTGTTCAACATCTTAACTGGGTCGCCCGAAAAGATATTTCCAGTTGCGCCCGAAGCAATAGAATATTCGGTTACGCCTTCATTATTGTGCGAACCGCCTTTTTTGCCTACTGAACGAAACCCGAAAGGTGCATCTTTATTTGCCATAATAAGTTTTCCTTATTCAGTCAGTTAATTAAAAGGAGTAACTAATCTCTGTTACCCCCGCCAAAAGTTACGCTTGTTTTTCTCTCTGGTTTTAAAATCGGAGAGCTTGGATCAGATTCCCTCATCAAATCGTTGTCAACTGCGTCTTGTTGCAGTTGAGCGCGGTCTTGAAAGTAGGCGTTTCTTTCATTTCGCGTTTCTTTAGGAATCTTGGCCAAAAGCAAACCACCCACAGAGACTACTCCTGAGTGCTTTCCATCGTCAAGCGTGGGAATCTCAAAATCATCTAACTCCTCTGCTCTAACAAGGTCGAAACCTTCTCTGAGTCTAGCAGTCACATTCTTTTTATCTTCCTGTCCAACGATTTCAGCCCGTATCCACCTATAATCATATCCTTCAGGTGGTTCAGGTGTCTCCAACATGGAGGGACGACGCCAAGGTTTGCGAGCAGTATCTTTCGCTCGAGTTTCAGCAGAACGCGGGGTTCTGTTTTCAGTAGATGCTTGAGCATCAATTGATTCGTTTTGTTCTATTTCGTTTGTCATTTGTCTACCTTTTTACGTGTTTAGCATATTCTTGTAACGGTACATTCAAACGACGTGCCATTTCGACTTCAGCCTTAGTTAGCCTCACTTGTCGTTTGCGTCCAGAGCTTTCGCTTCTGCCTGCGGGCGCTACAGTTTGCTGTATCCTGCCTTTAGGCTCTGCCTCTTCTCCAACACTAAACTTGTGTGGAAATTCAGCTCTTATACGTTTATCGATTTCAGTATAGTACGTTGGGTCATTCGTATCAAACCCTTCTTCCTCTACTAATCTTCTATGTATGTTAAATGCCACAAGTGTCATAGCCTCATCCTCACCAAACCACTCATTTTTACTGGCCCAATCTTCTGCTGCTGGGTCAGGTTGCGGGGCTTGTTGAGGCTGTTGAATTTCTTGCGGCAAAGGAGTTTGTTGATACTCCGTTGTAGGTTCAATAGACAATCTACCATTTGCTATCTTGCTTTCTTCAACAGTAATCTTGTCGAGTATGTCTTGAGCTTTGGTTACTTTGTCCCAATCTTGATCTTGATAAGCAGATTTTAATACAGCGTTAGCTTGCGCTCTTTGTGCCTTCAACCTGCTTTCAGCTTCTGATTGGTAATTTTCAGCGTATTGATTAGTGTTTTGCTTTAAAAGTTCATTTTCAGCCTGTAAGTTTTTAGCATATTCGTATGCTGATTGAGCCGCGCGTTCTTGTTCGCGCATTTTCTTAGTTAAGGTCTTGATCCTTTTCTGGACATTTTTAGAATAATCTTCTAACTCGTCTTGCTCTGCATCGACTTTTGCTTCTTGTTCAGAAACATCTTCGATAGGAGCTTCGACCTGTTCAGATTCAGAATCTTGCTCAACTTCATCTAGTTCTACGACTTCGGTAGGCTCTTGTTCCTCAGTCTGTATCGCTTCGTTTTCTTGCATGATTTACCTCATGGTTAGACACTAACTATATCGTCAGGGTCTTCTATAGTTGCAATGACTTCATCATCGTTAATAATACGGCACTCTGCATCATCGCCAAGCTTAAACCTAGCGCCAGCATATCTACCAATTAATACCCATTGTTTTTCTTGGCACCAGGGGGTATCGCCAAATTTGTTCCTATCTGCGTAACAAAGAGGACCCATTTTAACCACGTAAGCTACTACGGTGGCTAAAGATTCTCTCTCTACAGTTTCTTTTGCTAGAACTATACCGCCTTTTGTTACTGCTTTGCCTTTGTATGGCAGTATCAGTAATCGCCAACCTGTCGGTTGCGGCATGCGTTCTAAGTATGATTTTTCTAATAATGTTGGATCTAAAACACGGTCATCTGATTTGACGTATGCTTGATCTAATTCTGATTTATCACCCTCTGGTTGCTCTTGCTTTTCAGCCTCTACCTCTCTTGCGATATGATCAGGTACCAGTACCTCTTTCATCGTTTTGTATACTCCTTTCTAGCAACACCCTTAATTCTTGTTCTACGTCTTCGAGGGCATTGTAACGACCACGTAGATATGTATATTCTTGGAAGTCTTTGGCTCCATTTAGAATTAAATCTTCAAGCGATTCTTTTTTTTCTTTGAGAATCTTTTGAAGCTGTTCAGCCAGCCAAATTAAATCCATTAATAAACACCAGAAAACTTACCGCCAAATTCAGCAGCACCCATTCCTCTTGCCTTGCCTTTACCCATACCTGGTTTTGGTGTGGTGCTGGCTTCAAAGGACTCTGCTTTTTTTGTTTGCAAAGTACCTTTATTAGAATAGGACTGTTTGCCGTCTAATACCTTTGGTGTTTTCTGTTGACTTACTTCTGTTCTGTCTATCATATTTAAAGTTCCCTTAATCCAAGATCAATTAATTTTAGTTCCTTTTGTTGGTCAAGTCTATCCCTCGTAGTTTCGTCCTTCATCTCAGCTATATCACGTTGAGCATCAATTCGCTCTCTATCTATTTGATCTTGTCTAGCTTGATCTAACGCTCTTTGCTCCTCACGCTGCATAAACTGTTGTTGCTCTTGATTCAACTGCTGTCCTTTTAAAGCAAGTTCTTGCTTTCTGATAGTCACTAGCGGGTCCTCTTCTTGAGGCGTGCCTATTTGTTGCGAGAACTGAATGACAAGTTCTGACATGATTGGTGAACTAAATTGAGCCAGTATGTTTTGCGCTTGAGCTTGTAGTTGTTGCGCTTCTACTGGTGATACCTGTTGCGCCTGTTGTTGCAACTGTTGAAACTGTTGCATAGCTTCGGGTGGCATTTGTTGTTGCGCGATTATGTCTGCTTTCATCTGCAAGTGTTGCATACAATGCGAAATGATATTGGCTTGTACCTGCGCGTTTGTTTGAACAGGTTGTAGACTTAGTAAGCTTACGTGGGCTGCAATATGTGCATCGTGGTTCTGTTCTGGAAAAGCTTGGGCTATACCGCCCATCATCAGGGTACTGTTCTCCATACCCGCCTCCATCGCAGGAGGTTGTGAGGGAGGCGGTGGAAGAAGCAGTTGATCGATGTTGTCTACTCCTAGAGAAGCATACATTCTGCGATATGCCTCGTAGACACCACCTGGCCCATGTATTTGTGGATTAGATTGGACCAACTGCATCATTTCTTGGGCCATAACTATTCTTTGGCTAGTTGAAAAGATGTCTGGATTGCTAACTGGGTATATATCTATTCGCCCGTCAAAATCGCTCTGCTTGACCTCGTTGATACCCCCAGAGACCAAGTAAGGGTAAGTAGGAGGTAAGCTTTGGGCAAATATATCAGATAGCAACCCAAACTCTTTTCGTTGCGCGTTATGTAAACGCTTGTGTATTGCACTTAAAACTTTGGTTGATTTTTCCATCAACGCTAAAGTGGTACCTACTGGTGCTTGTGAATTACCTTCGCCAACAGCTATTTCAGCTATTGATGCAAATCTTTGTCCTGATTGAACCAGTAATCCTAGAAGCGATAACAAGGTACCGCTAGGTTCTTTGAATGGTAATGGTTGTATAGCATCTCGCAAAGAGCCTGCTGGCGCATCCACGTCCCTGAACTCACCAGGTTGAATGGGTTCATCCTCATTACGTATACGGATGCCTCGAGTCTTAAAACCAGCAGGCAGATTGGAAAGCGTTCCAGCATCTATTAGTTGTCGGAGGATAGATGTGGAAGCTTTGGATAACCCACCGATCATGTGAGTCAATCCGAAACCGTAGAAACCTAAACCTGGCAAAAATTTGAAGTGAACAAAATATTCAATCTTGTTCTTCATAGGATCGTCAGCGTTAAAGTTTCTTCTGATAGATAAAATGTTTTCAGTCGTAGAATCTATAGTAACGATGTAAGGAAGCTTAAC